GTGTTTGGATCATCTATATCAGCTTGCATAGCCTCTTCTGATTCATATTCTTGACCAGTGTCCATATTAGTTAATGTAGTTTCAGTTTTTACTTTGTATCTAGGAATAACTCTTCCGTCTTCTAAAGTTATTGTTCCTATTTGTTCTGCGGGTTCAATTATCGGCATTTTGTCTCCAATTTATATTAAAACTTAAAATAACTCTATCTTGATTAGAATTATTTATTTTTACTTCATGTTGTAACCATGATGGAAAAAAAATCAAGGAATTCTCTTTAGGCTCCAAAGTTACGCTGTGTGATAGGTGTACAGAGGCTTCTTTTATCTTCGGGGGTGATAATACCTCAGCCTGTGGTTTAGGCTCTAGAAACACTAAATTACCACTATTTTTGGGCACTTTTAGATAGTACACTCCAGACAGGTAGTTGTAAGGATGTGTGTGCACGTTATTTCTTGATCCTGGTGAGTTTATCATGCCCCACAGTCCTGTGATTTCTGGCACATATTTATCTTGAACATCTAAATGATTAAAACATTCCTTAGCCTTATAAAGTATATCACCAACAGTGCTTTTAAACTCTTCATCCTTATATAATTCGTCATTACTATGCCAGCCTCCAACATTAGATTTTGGCATGCCTTTTTCATCTTTAGCTTTAATTTCGTATAGTCTATCTATTAAATGACCGTGGCCCGTAACCTCTGTCATCATAACAGGTGTAATAAATAATGAGTGTAAATCCATGATATTCCTTTCTAAAGTTGACCTTTTGTAACCTCCATAAAACTTACAATTATGTGAACTTGGTTAGCAGCATTAGCTTGTGCTTTTAACACATCAGACTCTTGCAAAACAAGGGGTTGAGATAATAATTCTGTGGTCGTGTTTGTAGCAACACTTTTGGCTTTAAATAATTCAAATGTTGATGATGATCTAACTACTTCTAAATCTACGAGTGTAGTGCTCCCTGAGTCATTACAAATTAAAATAGATTTTACAACATCAGTTGTGGGTGGGACAGGTGGTGAAGCACCAGGATCAGCTGTAGGCACAGTTAGTATAGTTGTTAGATCTGTTGTTGTTAGATCAGCCATTGCGCTTTTAAATGTATTAGCCAAGGAAGAATGTCTCCGATTCTGTTTCTTCTTTTAAGTCTTGTTGAAAGTTTGTATTAAGTAAAAAAACTATTTGTTCAAGTAATCTAATCATTTGATCAAATTGACCAGCGTCATATTCTGGTGTTGCGTTTGGTAATCTAGTAATATTTATTTTTGCCATTATCTTCTACCGTCAGGTCTTATTTCTAATTTTTGTGATCCAAGTCTCCAAGGTGTATCATC